AAAAGATTTTTCTGGAAGGATCAATTATTTCTTCCAGTATTGAATGTAGAATGTTGCCGTGTTTCTCTATCAATTGAAATAAGACCAACGTATTTCCTGTAAGTCCTTTTACTAGGTTACATATGTACTTGTTTCTTTCAGAATGACTCACCAAAAAATCAATTTCTTCTTGATAGTTTGATTTTGTGATTTTTGCGGCCGCATCTTTAGAATATTTAAGAACAAGACATCGTATTGCAATTGTTGATAGTGTCTTCTTCTTTATGAGTTCTTTGGTACTTGTTACTTTATTTGTAGAACCAAACAACCCCTCTAGTATTAATTTATGTACTTCTACATCATCAAGAGTTCCAGTTGTTCCTATTCGGTAAGGTGCATTCTCCAAATTTTTCATTATTTTGGTAAGTGATTTTGCCTTGTAAAGATGGGCTTCATCTCCAATCACCAATTCAAAATCTGTAAAAAATTCCTTTTTCAATACATACAAAGATTGCCATGTTGAAATTATAATTGATTTATCTGTTACTTTTTCTTGTCCTCCAAAAATCTTGTGGACGAAATTTTCGACCTCAAATGTCTTGTCTGCCTTCGCATAGGCCTCAAAATCAGAATACATCTGACTTACCAACGAAAGTGTTGGTACAATGATTAGTGATTTTCGTGGAAAATAATATCGTACCAGATAGTAAATGATAAGAGATTTGCCCGATGCAGTAGGTGAGAGAAGTACACATCTTCGGTCATTAATTGAATGTCGTATCGCATTATTTTGATAATCTCTTAATTTATATTCACAGGGAAATGATGTAAGAAACTTAAAATAATCTTCATTGGATATATGTTCAATTGAATCGTTTGTTTGGTCAATAAGTTCATATTCTCTATCACTCGCAAAACGTTGTATTCTATTTTTCAGACCATAATATATTTTACCACTGTCCATGTTGTAAAGATAAACATACCCATCCCACTTCCGTCTGCGAAACATGGGCATGAATTGATAATCTTTTGGATGAAATCGGAAATAGTGATTGAGTTCCATCTTCACTCCCGGCTCGCAAGAAAGTCGCAGATATTCCTCGTTCTCTTTTTCCATTAAAATCTGCATGATTACCCAAGTCCTGCAACAAATTTCCTCCAATTGATTGCATTATTAATATGAAAACTTCTATTCTCAATCATTGAAAGAACCGATTTCAGATAATCTACTTTTCCTTCTTGTTCGTTCAATATCTTCTCCGCTTTCTGTAATGATTCGTCAGCTGCAACGTAGTGTTTTTCTAATTCGGATTTTGAAATTCGTATGTTGTGTTCGGCCGGACGGCCGTTCTTAGAAATAACTACTTCCCAACGTTGTTGAAAAAGAACTTTCCAGTGAGTTTTGAGATCACTAAATTTACGTTTTTCTTTGGAATATATGTCTAAGTATTTTTGGTGTAGATTGGGTATTTTCAAAGATTCGTTGTCCAAATCTTTATCATCAATGTGAGAGTCCTCCCCCCACATTTCCATAATATCTTCAATTTTCATAATAACCTTAATTATTCAATAGATTCTTTATTTCATAGTTTACGTAACGAAATCCTACGGTAGCAGTAAAATATTCTAAATCAGTATTTGCACTATCAAAATCAAGTGCAGAAAGAGAAATTGGAAAAGCATCGTAAAAATGAAATTCCATTTGGGGATTCATTGCACTTGTTAGAACAGTAAGTACAACAGTTGAAACTATACCACCTCTTGGATGAAGTGTATTTGATGCCTTGAGAAGTCTATATTTTTCATGTCCTTCTGTTAGACCAGTTGCAATAATTCTATCATAAATTTCTGTCCAATTTTTCATATGCTCATCAACAATAAATCTGACAGACAATTCTTCAAACGAAACTTTATTCCCAGCAAAAGGTATAGTGGCGTGTGGTGTAGGTACATCAATGCCTTCAATTGATACACCAGGCACATTCGCAGATTGACAAAACCAAGTTAGATTTGGTGCATCTTGCATTGTCAATCGAAAACTGATACCCGAAAGATAATTTAAATTGTCTGGTACTTTATTTGCTGCGGCCATGAATTTCCTTTTTTAGTCCTTCTATACTATTTATTCAACAGATTTTCAAACTCGCCATAATCCATATCTTTTCCAACAAAAATAAATTTAGAATTTGGGTATTCTTCTTCGATGTGTTTGTGTTGACCAATCCAAGAATCTTGTTTTTCATCATAAAATTCTGTAATAGAAGACCCAAGAAATATACAATCTTTTGTTTGATCATGATAATAATCAAATCCCACACAATAAAAAAATGTTTCACTAGGATTTTGTTGAGCCGCCAAACGGAGTGCAACTGTATCAGTAACCCATTCTTCAAATGTAGTATCTGACCACCAGGCAATATTTTCAGTTGGATCAGATGGATCAATCCAAATAAAATACATAACTCCTTCATGTGCAAATTGAATAAAATGATCTGTTTTTGGTTGATTCTCTCCGATTTTATATTTTTTATCGGTTGTCTGTTTAAGTGTGTCATAATGCATACTTGGAATTAAATCAAACCCTCTAAAATAACATTTGTATTTTTTCGTTAGACCATTAGTTATCAATTCTAATTGAGCATCAATATCTTGACAGACTAAATGGTTTGGTATGAATTTACGATAAATGAAATCACAACCATATGTTGTATGTTTTTTGAAAAGATTAAAATCTGAAACGGATTTTGATTGACCATTCCCTATCACTATAATCATTACGGCCTCACTGGAAAATTATCACTACAAACAAAAAAAGGGAGTAGATTTCTCCACTCCCTTTCTGAAATCCTACTATATGTAGGTCAAGTATTACATCAAGTTGGTAATTGCAGCTTTTCTGTAATATACATTCAGGTGAGGATTAGTTCCAAGAACACCTGTCATACGACCAGTTGAAGCACTTGCATTTTCTGCAAATGGGTTTGCAACTAGACCATAACGTGTTTTGAAAGCAATCTGTGGTTGAAAACTAGAACTATCAACCGCACGAACCATTTGCAACGGAACGTATGGGCAATAGAAAATTCCAGCATCCATCGGTGAATCACCTTTATAACCTACACAATAAAATTCTGCTGCATTCGCATCAGCATATGGATCAACATATACTTTATACCGACCATTAAGAACTCCGGCAAAAGTTGAAGATGCAGTATCAGTATTCAGATCTGTGCTCATTGCAGGAGCATAATCCAACATACCGGCCATCTGAAGGGCAGAGGCTACATCAGATGAAGTCATCAGAATGTTTCCTTTTCCTCTTCGTGTGTCTTTACCAATCTGATTTGCATCTTTTTCAATCTGCATCATCAGACCTTTGAACTTCTCAACCATCCAACGTCCATTGGAATCAGTATCAAGATCAAAAAGACCAGCAGTAGTTGTACCAATTTGGGCACCAACTGCAGCATTGATATAAATCTTACGAACAACCTCACGGTTGATTTCTGCAAGAATTTCCATAGACAGAATGTTAGCAAGTTCTGCTTCTGCATCCAGACCATGAACTGCACGTAAATCCTGTGCGAGTTCCATTGAATAGGAACCTTTCAGGGCACGTGTACCAGCCGCGATTGAAATCTTTTCAATCGAGAAGGACATTTCACCAGCAATATCGCCCTCACCACCGTCTGTTTCCAGAGCACTTGATGCGCCATATTCTGATCCAGTTTGTCCAGTACCATCAGTACCAGTAATCAAAAGACCAGGCGTCTTAACAGTATCGCCTGCACCTGTTGTACCTGACTCAGTTGTAGTAGTGTCAGCATTGACTCCGGGCATTTCTGCACCTGTCATTGAATTGACACGACTCTTGAGTGCGAAAATCAATCCAGTTGGGCCGGACATAGGTTGAACACCACAAACATCGTATGCTACGAGTTGAGGCATTGCACGCCGAACCATTGAGATCAAAACTGGATCTGCAAAATCGGCACTAGCTTGAACAGAAGCACCAGCTACACCACCTAAAGATGGATTAGTAGATGTTAATCCTATTACAGTAGTTGCTGTCTCCGACAAGAGCCCCGCACTACCTTGATTATCTTGAGCATATTGAGCTTCAGTATTTTCAAGACATAAAGCAGTGACCGCTCTACGATATGGATCTGTGATCTTAGGAAGATCGGGATGATCCAGAACTGGAGCCCACTTTTTATTAATTGTTTCTGAGAGTTGCATTTTTAAAACTCCTTAAATTGTTAAAAAAACTTAAAAATTATTATTAATTACGAGCAATAGCTTTACTATATGCTTCCATGATGTCATTCATCTTTGGAGTTTCCTCCACTTCTGATACATCACTTTCTTGTTCAACATTTGCATCCTGTTTTGTTTGATTCGGGAAATAACTTTCCTTAATCGTCTTAATTTTGTTCTCAAAATCGTCTTTATCATCTTCGTAAGAAACACCCTCTACGAGAGATTTCATCTTTTCAGATTGTGTGTCTGCAAGGTCTTCGCAAACTTCTTCCAAGATCTTGTCCTTACGATATTCGTTAAGTTCACTTGTAACTTGAACGTTATCATCAATTTGAGAATTTAATTTTTCTTCAAGTTCCTCAACCTTGTCGTAAAGGCTTTCAACGATGTCAACTTTTTCGTCTGGAACTTCAATATAATGTTCAGTAAAGAGATTTTTAAGTCCGCCCATGAACTCTTCAGTAAGTTCACTTTTCAATGAACTATCAAGTGCAATTTCGTTCTCTTTCATCCACTCTTCAACTACGTAGTTGAGATAACCATCGACTTTTTCTGTCAATTCGTCACGGAATGAAACAATCTCTTCTTGAAGATTGGTTTGATACTCTTTTTCGAGTTCATCAATCTTTACGGTTGCAATTTCCATCACCTTCTGGTGAACTGCGGCTTCGAAGATAGTAGAAGCCTTAGCCTTAAACTCTTCTGAGAGTTCTTCTCCTTCAACCAATGCATCGATATCTTCTTTAACATTGATTTCAGGCATGGAAATTTTAATTTTCTTTTTCTTTTTACCTATTTTACCTGTGTCACCAAAAGGTGTTGCATCTTGAGGCGTTTCTCCACCCAAATCTTCTGCTTCTGCAACATCCATAAGGTCTTTCCATTTCGCAGAAACTTCTTCTTTCTTCAGACCATTGACTTTATCGAAAAGGGCTTTAATCATAGCGGCTTTTGTTGCCGGGACTTTAACTTCTTCTTTTTTCACTGATTCTTCCTCTTCTTCGTCATCATCAGAATCATCATCCCCCTCGTCATCTTCATCTTCATCTTCGTCATCATCTTCTTTGACTTTGGCTTTGGATTTTTCGGCGAGAATTTTTTCTGATTGTTCTTTTTCTTCTTCTTGCTCTGGAGCTTCAACAAGTTCTTCTTGTTCAGTTTCTTCCAGAACTTCTTCGTTAGTATTTTCCATAGACATTGAAACTCCTAAAAGTTATAGTAATTAATACTGTTAATATTTATAAAATCATAGTTTTGACAATAAATTTTTGAACTCGTTCAATTTTACTTCCTCAAGTTCTCTGGAAGAGGCTTTTAGGATATTATTCCTTGCCCGTTCTATATCTTGTTCTCGCAAAAAACCATTATCCCAAATCCATTCTTTGCCTTCCATGATGCCTTCAACGAAAGCGCCAGGAGCAGAAGGATCTGCGACAATATCAGCTGCGGTTGCAAGATAGAAATCTTTTTGTACAATCTGAGCGTTCTTTACATCTGGTTTTAATGTTCCCATTCCCCTTGAAGAAACACCTAACCTTGCACCCTCATCAATCAAACACTTAACAATTTGTCCATTTGGTGTATTCAAAATCTTTGCTCGTCCAACAAAATTCTTTCCTTCTTTTACTAAGGATTGAATCATGTGTGATGCACGATCAAGATTGACCGTTGGGCCGTCAGGGTGTCCAAGTTCTCCAAATGCACGTTTTGGTTCTACATATTCCTTAACATATCGGATCACTTCTTTTTCAAGAATAGGTAACGGATAAATTCTACCGTTTTTATTCTTTTTTTCAGACTGCATGAAGATACCTTCAATGAAGTACTGTTTAGGTTTATCTGAACCTTCTTCAATAAATTCATAATTTACAGATTCTTGTAATTCGCATATAAGTTTCATTTTTCTATCCTATTTTGCGTTACTGAATGCAAAATCCAAGATTTTTAAGAAAGATTTTGTATCTTTATTCATGTTATCTTGCATTTTTTTCTTGTTAGAACTATTTAGTGAGTCAAAAGTTTTTAATATTACTCCTGCGGCCTCAGGATCAATTGGAACCGATGTGCCACTTTTAAACTTAATATCCGATTCTTTTTTCTTTTTTACAACAGATCTCAATTGATCTACAACATCTTCTTTCAAAGGTTTTTCTGACCGAATTACCTCTTCGACTTTTCTCTCTTTAACAGGAAAACCTATTGATTTTCTAAACTCTTTGTATGTTTTCATCAAATTCCAGAAGAAGCGATTACAGTATATGTTCCATTTGTTACATTTGCCAATATAAATTGATCCGTATCTTTATGAATAACGGTCAATGAAGCAGCCGGTACAGTAATAGAACCTTGAACTGTTCCACTGGTTCCGCCTTCAGTTCCATCATTTTTAACTACTGAAATAATTGAAATAGCTGATGCGTAAACCGCAACAGCTGTTGCTTTACCCAAACTCAATTCTGTAGCAGTTGTGGCAGTTTTTGCGGCTAATAGTTTCATTGTGACTCCGTTGTTTCTGGTTCTGGTTCAGCCTGAACCTCTACTTTTGGTTCTTCTATTTCTGGTTCTTCGATTTTGTCCGAAAACATTCTGGCAGAAACTTCTCGTTTTTTTGTTTCTAATCCATCTATCACTTTACTTGTAATTAT